GAGGAACTTGATCTTGCCTTTGAGATTTCGGATGGCCCGCACTTCGGCCGCAAAGGCGGCGCGGGCGTCATGATCTGTGTTCTTGGCGTTCACGCAGCCGTTGACGGCCGCCATTTCGAGTTCGTCCATCAGGAGATGGAAGAGCGGCATGTCGAGCAGCACACGGGCGGCTGCGGTCTTGTCTTCCTGCCGCATCAGCCCGGATCTCCGCCGATGTTCACGCTCGATACCGGATCACGCGTCAGCATCTGCATGGCGTTGGTCTGCCGCTTGAGCTGGATTTCCTGCTCGATCTGGTAGCGCTTCAGCGCCATCTCCTGGTTGATGCGCTGCGTTTCAAGCTGGGATTCCTGCTGCATCTTCTCGCGCTGGAGCTGCGCGTCGAGCTGGGCCTTCTGTTGGTCGGCCTGCGCCTTGATCTTGACCTTCTCCATATCAGGATCGGGCTTGTTCGCCTGCGCTTGTTCCAACTGCTTGATTTGCTCGGGCGTCGGCTTGGTGAAGTAGAGGTCCGGAGTGCGAAGGCCGGCGGCTTCCACGCCACGCGATACCGAATTCCAGATGTTCTCCGCCGAGACATAGGGATTGTTGACGGGGCCGTAAGCCGCAAGCAGCTTCTCCTGCTGCGCGCCGACGACCTGCATCATCATCATGTCGCGTTCACGCGTGCCGGCGCCGAGACCGGTGTTCACGGTGACATCCATCTCCGCGTTCCACTGGCGAGGATCGAAGGTCACCCACTGGTTTCTGAGCCTCACCGTGCGCGGTTTGTCCTGGTGCTTGATTACCAGCCGCAGGAGGCCTTGAAACACGCGCTTGAGGCCTTGGGCGAACGTGCGGACCATCAATTCCGTCTGGCCTACGCCCGCCGCCTCGATCATCGCCGAAGCCTTGGCGGTCATGTTCTGCAATGCATCCGGCGCCATGCCCGAGGAAGCGTCGGAAATGCCGGTCCGGTCGGTTGCTTCCTGATCGAGATAGGAGAGCATGCCGAAAGACTGTTCAGCAACGAAAGGCACGGTGTTGTAGCCGACCGCCCCGCGGACATCGATGCCCTGATTTACCCGGATCGGCTGCCCGAACTTCGGATTAAGCACCGCTTCCGGGTTGGCAATCGTACCTTCCTGCACGATCGGCTGCTGATTGTTCTGCCAATAGAGGTTGTCCAGCGTCTGGCGCATGAGCACGGTCTTAACGCGCTGGATCTCGGCCATGTCGTCGGTAACCGAGTTGCCCTCACGCTGATGCGGCCGGCGTTCAACGATCAGATCGGCGAAGGGGACTTCATCCCATTCCTCATCTTCGAGGAGGTTGATCTCTGCCAGGCCGCCGGCAAAAACCATGCGGCGCAGTTCGGCAATGCCGTCGTCATCCGCATCGATCTTCACATAGAGCTCGTAGTAATCGACCTCCTGCAGCGCCTTGACGATCGAATCGTTCTCGTCGAAGGCATCGCGCCTACGGGTGAATTCCTCTTCCTCCTCCTCGATATCCGAGCCCGAGGCCGGGAAGCTGTCGACCTTCTCTCGATCGTATCCCATCTCGACCAGATCGGAGCGGCGCAGGCGCGTCTTCATGCCCGTTATTGGGCTGTCGTCGATCGAGATTGCATCCGGATGGATCAGGAATTCCTCGAGCGGGACCGCGGCGAGCTTCGTGCAGCCATATTCGGAGACGCGCCGGATCTTCACATTGTAGAGCGTGACCGGCTGCGGCCCCTGCGGCGTGTCGATCTGCTCCTCGTATTGCTCCTGCTCCAATACCTCGACATCATCGTCGGCGACGAGCTGAACCAGCGCCTGTTCCTCAAGGCCGGTATGCTTGGAGACCTGAACCTTCCGCTTCTTGTCGTACCACCAGCGAATGATGCCGTTGCGGAGCTTCAGCGCGTCGTGCGCTGCATCCTGGACGGCGTCATATCCATCGCTCTCCGGGAACACGACGAAGTTGACGTAATCCGTCGCCTGCTCTGCTGCGGCCTCGTCGCCCTCGTTGACCGGCTGGTATTCCACGACCTTGTCGTTACCGAGAATGGTGCGAATGACGGACGGCAGCACCTTCTTGATGGCGGAGCGGACATCGCGCGAGACCACCTTCGACCGATTGGCATCGGCTGGCGTGTCCTTCATGACGCCGTCATAATATTCCATCGCCTTGATGCGGTCGACGGAGAGCTCGTCCCGATAGTTCTCGCAATCCTTGACGAGCTGCGAGACCTGGGCAGCAATTTGCGCGGTGTCCATCGCAGCCATCAAACAACCTTCCGATCCGTGAATTTCCAAGAGCCTCCATTGACCGGCGGCACGTAGCCATCGGTAAATGTCATGAAGGCGTCAGCGCCATGGCTGTGTTCGTCATGCCGTGGATGGCTGCGCCAGACGGCGAGCTTGTCATCCCAATCGCGGCTGTAGTTTTCGAGGTGAAGGATGCCAGCCGAGCATGCGGCCTCGTCGAATACGCAGCCCGGCAGCTTCATGCGGACGCCGTGAATGGCGTTGACCTTGTCGGGATTGCGCTGGACCGTCTTGAACATGAAGCCGAGCTGAGCCGACATGGTCTTGATGGTCTCTGCTTGCCCCGCGGTTGTCGTCTGGCGGCGGTGGTCGATGTCATGGGGTCCATGGTGCACGCCCCATCTCGCGCTTCTCTGCGCTGCCCATTTATCGAGCCAGGCGAAGTAATGGCCTAGGCCCATGCCGCTGTCTTCGAAGTAGCCAACGAAGCGATGTTCGCCGGCAACTTCCTGATGCAGCCAAATCGTCTGTGTGTCGCCGAGGCCGAAGTCCCAGAAGGTATTGACGACGAGGTTCGGGACGTAGGGGAAGGCCCCGACGCGTCCGCGCTGCCTTAGCGCTCGCATCTCCTTGCCGAAATACGCCCCCTCCTTCGCCGCCTGAAACGCCTCGTCTGGTGTCGAAGGGAATTCCTTCCACATATCGTCACCCTGCTCGGCTCTCTTGGACACGTACCACCATTTCTGAGGCTCTGAGAGCTGGATGCCGTGCTCGGCTTCCAGTCCGGCGAAGTAGGCCTCGTCCTCGGATGTGAGGAGAACAGGCTGATCAAGCTGGTATGTGGCGTCCTGCCACCATGCGAAGAAGTGGAACCGGTATTCCATGTCACCGGGATTGCGACCGCAGTCGAGGATTCGGCGAGCCGCCTGTGTTTTCTCGTAGAAGTCGCCACCGCGCCCCTCTGCTGTGCTCTCGATAAAGCCAAGCTGCCGGGCCGCCAGAGTGTTCAGCGACCCGGACTTGATTTCCTTCGCCTTGTCTGGCGCCTTCGCGCAGATCTTCCCGTATTCGGAGATGTGCAGGAAGTTCTTCGTTCCCGATCGCAGCGAGACGCCGACCTCGACGCTTGAACCGTTGCTGAATTCGATCTCGCCCTTGTTATCGGCGGATATCTCGACCACCCGCCTGATCTCATCAGGCAGCCGCTCATAGGCGAACTTGATGCGCTTCAGCAGGTTCTCGGCATTCTTCTTCGTGTCGGCGACAAGGCCGGCCGCGAAGTTGGAATTGAAGATGCAGCAGTCCAAGGCGAGGATCAGAATGAAAGTGCTGAACCCCATCTGCCGCGCCTTGAGCACGATATTCAGGTAATGCAGGTCCTCGAGCAGTTTCTCCTGCGCCATGTTCATATTGAACCGCACAACGTTGCCGTGCTTATCCTCAATGAAATACAGGTTCTGCAGCCGCCAACGCCGATCTGCCCAGAGGTCAACGACCTCATCACTTAGAGCGGGTTCGCCCATCGATCGCCTTCATCAATGCCATGACGCTGTCGCCGGCCTCGACCGTCGTCTTCTGGTCAACGTCGATCCGATCGCCGTATTTCTTCGGCCGCATACGAGCCGCAACCCATTTGCGCGTCTCGATCTGCAGGCGCCGATGCTCGATCATGTCGCCGGTCGTCTCTTCCAGCTTCCCATCAGCGGTGCGCTTGGTCTTCTTGCCAACCTTCGGGGTGTCGGCGAGCTCGATCATCTCATCAACAAGCAGATCCGCCTGGGCCTCGCGCGCACGCGCGTATTGGTCAGCGAACTCGCTGTTTTGAGCCAGCCACTTAAACACCGTGGTTTTGCTCGGCATCGCCTTATGCCGGCAGATAGCCCGGAGACTGAGTCCGTTGGATAAGCGCTCGCAGATCGCGTCTGCCTTGGCTTGGGTGAATGTTGTCGGTCTACCCATGGGAATTCTATTTCTTCTAGCCGGTGGCGACTTGGCATTTGACGATATGAATTTTCTACTTCTCCCGCACCTTCAGCCGTACCGTCGTGTCGTATGTCCTGCCCCCTGCCGTCACCACTCGGTTGACCAGGCTGTAATTCGTCCCGGCCGTGCCGGCGGAGAGCCATATCGTGGTTGCGGTGGTCTGGCGCTGTCGCTGTCGATCGTGAGACCGTCGCCCTCGTCGATGCTCCATGTGGAGCTTGTGATGGTGTCGGACGCCCCAAGGAGAGCGGACCAGTCGAGGCTGTAGTCTTTCACCTCGTCCGGGTCTTTGATGGCAGGCCACGTCAGCGCCATGTCGAATCCTCTTTACGCTGCCGCGCGCCGGGTTTCGG